TGGCTGTCAGCGCAGGGGCTGCTGCTGTCCAAACCGAACCAAGAAGGCTGGGCCGGCGTGATCTGCCCCAACAGTGAGCAGCACACAGACGGCAACCCAGAGGGCCGCTACATGCCGGCCAATCGGGCGTATTGCTGCCTGCACGGCCATTGCGTAGACTTAGACTCGCGCACTTTTTTAGAATGGGTTGCAGAAAATGATGGCCCCAAGCACACGCCCGGACTGCGCGAAGAACTGTTCACCGCCGCGATGGAGGGCGCGCTTGCCAAGCTGACGCCCAACGACATTTTTACAGACGAAGCCGCCGCCCGGATCGCAGAGACAGAGCGTAAGGAATTAGGCCGCATTGAGAAGTCTGAATGGTACGACCGCTTCGCCTACATTCAGGACGACGAATCGTACTTTGACATGCAAGACAGACGCGAAGTCTCCCGCCAAACATTTAACGCCCTGTTCAGGCACATCAGTTGCAAGTCGATCCACACAGGCCGCAAGATCGAGGCGTCCATCTGCTACGACGAAAACCGCCAAGCCAAGGGCGCTAAGGCGCTGGTCGGCATCACCTACGCGGCAGGCGAGTCGGTGCTAGTCACCCGTGACGGCGACATCTACGGCAACCGCTGGCGCGATGCGCGGCCGGCGACCACCGCTGGCGATGTCACCCCTTGGCTTGACCACTGCCGCGCGCTGGTGCCCGAGGCCAAAGAGTTGGAGCATGTCCTAGATGTGATGGCGTTCAAGTTGCAGCACCCTGAAGTTAAAGTCAATCACGCCATTCTGCATGGCGGCGACCAAGGGTCAGGCAAAGACACCATGTGGGCGCCGTTCATCTGGTCAGTATGTGGGCCGCACCTGAAGAACCGGGGGCTGCTGGACAATGACACCATGTCGTCGCAGTTTGGCTACGCTTTGGAGTCTGAAATTTTAATTTTGAACGAATTAAAAGAGCCAGACGCAAAGGAAAGACGCGCACTGGCAAACCGCCTGAAGCCAATCATTGCAGCGCCGCCCGAGATGCTCACCATCAACAGAAAAGGCTTGCACCCCTACGCGATGGCAAACCGCGTATTTGTACTGGCGTTCTCAAACGATCCGGTGCCGATTAGTTTGGACAGTCAGGATCGGCGCTGGATGTGCGTTTGGTCACACGCGCCCAGAATGACGCCAGACGCCGCCGCCAAAATGTGGGCATGGTACAAGGCCGGCGGCTTTGCGGCAGTGGGTGCATGGTTACAGGCGCGCGATGTGTCGGCGTTCAATCCGGGCGCGGCGCCAATGATGACAGAGTTTAAATTAAACCTTGTCGAGCATGGCCTATCAATCGCAGAATCGTATCTTGTCGAGGCCATGCGCTTAAAAGTGGGCGAGTTTTCCAAAGGCGTGATCGGTAGCCCGTTTCACGCCGTTTGCGACCGGTTAGCAGGGACAGCCCCAGCAGGCGTAAAAGTGCCGCAGCAGGCGTTGTTGCATGCGTTTAAAGAGGCCGGCTGGGTTGACCTTGGCCGCGTAGCGTCCTCAGACTATCCAAGCAAAAAGCATTTGTACTGCGCGCCAGACATGGCCGGCGGCAACAAGTCCAATTTACGCCGGCTTGTTGAGGACATGCCGCCGGCCGGCTTAGTCAGGGTCAAATAAAAAAGGGGCCGTATGGCCCCTTAAAGTTTCAGCAGCAGGGCCAGCAGGCCGGCCAGTAGTATTGCGAGTGCTAAGGCCATCGGGCGCGTTCCTCAAGTTCCTGAACGACAGCAGGGTCAATAATTGCCGTCACATTCACGCCGTCCAGCCATGCACCGGTCAGCGTGTAAATGTCAGGCCATCCCTGATCGTCTAGCGTCTGCGGCTCTCCGGCTTCAAATTCAAATTCACATTCAAGGGTTAACCCTCGCACTGTGTAGGGCACGCCTTTCATGCTATCGCCTCGCGTGCCCTTTGAGTAATGTCTTGTCGTATCGGTTCAAGCAAAGCCAGTGCCTCGCCATGATCCCCGCGATACAGCCACCATCCACCCATTCCGCGACTGTTTCCGTCCTTAAAATTAGTTTTGATAGTGTCCCATCCACCAGTAAAAAGACGGTGCAACATTTCGCCGTCATCCGTAAACCTAATTTCTGTTTTCATGCTTCCACCTCGAAAGAATCAAAGCCCTGCGGGTAGCTAATGTGCGCGGCCAAGGGTTGAAAAAACGCTGCTATTTCCTCATTCGCGCCGTTTTTATTCGGGCCGGTGTAGGCATGCGGGTTTAGTTGAAAATAAGTAAACACATAATCGGCGGTACTCATGCGCGCGCCATTTTTAGGGAATACTCGCTTTTCGGCGCCTTTGCTTTTGACCGGCTTATGCTTGCCAAGGCACTTAGCATGGTCTGAAAAAATGGTCGATGTGTCGCGCAGCTTGTAAGTAGTGCGGCCAATGGTGATTGTGTTCATGGTGTTAGTCCTTAAAAGTTCACGAATAAAAAGCCGGATGCAGTCTCAGCGACAATCGAGGTGTTTTCCTCAAGATGGGCGCGCACAATGGCGGTTTCGGCCTTTGCGACTTGTTTAAGGCCGTAAGCACTTGCAGTGCATACGCCTTCGCTACATTCGCTCAAATCAATCCCGTAAGCCTTGGCGATGTCTTCGGGGCTGTTTTCGCTGTAGTCACAGCAGAGCGCGATAACATCCAATTCATAGTCTGGGTCACTTTCCTCAAGGTACTCAAACAGAGCGCCCAAGCCCTCATAACTGAATTGCTCACGCCGCCCATACGCGCGGAATGCGTCTCTGAAGTCTGAAACATTGATTGTTTGAATCATAATTTACCTTACTGTTACCGGATCGGATCGTCCGCGCATACGGCCAATGACGGCCGCATGCACTGAAGATCAGAGCGCGCCTAATCGCCTGAGCGCGACATGGTGCAGCAGAACATGCGTTCGGGTCATGCCGGCGCTTGGCTGTGCGGCACTGGCGCGGATTTCCTTAACAGTTAACAGGCCAAGCAGTGCGGCCAAGTATTTTTGTTTTTTCATGGTCATTTCACCAATACATCAAAGTAAGCCAGCATCAGGGCCAGCATGCCGGCCACCAGCGCCAAGGCGCCGGCAGCGTTTAGGACGGCGCGCAAAACGCGGCCGCGTGTCGTGAAAATGTTGCGTTGCATGGTTTAAGCCCTCCAAATTGAAAAGGCGCCGTTGTACTCACGCCATGCGGTAACGGGTAAGGCTAGCGCTTGCCAAGTGCCCGCGCACTGGCGCAAAACGCAAATTGTGCCTACAGAGTGGCCGGGATTAAAAAAGTTCATGTTGTCGCTCCTTTGGTTAAGTGGCCGGCTTGCGCCGGCCTTTGGTTTACAGTACAAATTGATGCAAAGAATTTGCGTACACTACGTGGCCGGTGTTGAGCTTATAAATCGGCTCATCACGCTTGTAGAGTTGATTGCGCCGCACGCCTAAACATTCGAGGGCTACTATCGTGCCCTTTGGTACGTCGTCGCCGTTCTCACCGAAAAAATGCGTCGTCGTCGTTGCGGTTTTAAACAGTTCGTATTTTTTAGGGTTAGCTAAAAAATCTTTGTGTTCGTAGTGCATTAAATGGCTCATGTCGTTAGCTCCTTTGGTTGTTGATGTCTCTATTGTAAGGGAATTCCTTGCATTGTCAAGCGTTATTTTCTAGGTGTTTACCCTTGCGCGGTTGTTGATGCTGAATGTTTGGCCTTTGAGCGTGATATATGTGCTGCCTTTTTTGTCGCGCTGCTCGATTGTGATGCTGGCGGGTAGTTGCGGCGCGCATAGATCAATCACGGCTTGCGCTTGATTGCGCGATAAGTAGCCGTAACGCTGCAACACTGCAACGATCGAATCGAGCTTTTCAAGCGTAGCGCATAGCGTGAACGGTGTGATTGTGGTTTTCGTAGTCATTACAGTTTTCCGTAAAAGTTTAAAGAAGTGTAATTCTACCATACATCGTATTCTTACGCAAGAGTGTTTTTTCATGGGTCAGTTAGGTTATGAGTTGGGCGCGTGATTTTGGGCGCTTGACCTATGCGCCGCCATAGTAAAAATCAAGGCTTTGGGTCTTTTGGGTCATGTGATGTATAAATAGATAAAAATATAAATATACTGTATAGATATACAGTGTGTAATTCTACGATGTTATAAGTCAGCGACTTCGTTGGGTCAGCCTAAATGACCCATGATGCGCCAACACAGAGCGCCGCGCCAAAAAACATAGCTTGGGTCTTATGGGTCAATGTATAACCTATGACCCAAAAGACCCAAAGGCCAAAGGCCGCGCGCATGCTGGCGCGCATGGTTGCATGTTGCAAGGCATCGACTTGTTTGGGTTAACCTAAATGACCCATGTAAGTGAGTGCTAACTGGGGCGGTGCATGTTAGTTAGCGCTCACATCTGTATGCTGTAAGTGAGTGCTTGCTAACTTAGGGGCAGGGGGGGTGGGGGTGGCAGGGCCGGCGACAGGGCCAGCCGGTAGCGTAGGGGCCGCAAACAAAATTTTTTTTAATGTAAACTCCACGCACACGTACCCTGTGGCTGGAGAATCCATGTTTTACTCGCTTCCATACGAAGCGCGCAAAGTCGAAGCGACTGAGGCGCGCCTCAACGCCATATACGACGCCGCCAAACTTGGCCTCAAAGGCGACACGCTAGCTTTGGCCGCTGGCATGCTGCCTGTTGAGTACCGGCAACTGTGCCAGCTTGACCCCATTGCGGAGATAGCCGCGCAAAAAGGCCGCGCCGATGGCGAGATTGAGGCGTCTAAGCAACTGCACAAAGCTGCCACCGAGGGCGACGCCAAGGCCAGCTTGGCAATCCTGCAACACGTCCACGGCTGGGTAGCTAAACAGGCCATCACCATTGACGTCGATCAGCGCATCAGCATCACCGCCGCGCTGGCCGAGGCCGAGCGTCGCGTCGTGGACGTTGTGGACGTCATTGAAAACAACCCAAGTGAGCGACTTGCGTCGCGCCTAGATGCAGTCCACCAAGTACAGCGCTGAAGACGAACAAGCCCTGATGGCCCGGCTGTGGAGTCCGGCCATCAAGGACAACCCGTTTGCGTTTGTGATGCTGACGTTCCCGTGGGGCGTCAAGGGCACGCCGTTGGAACACTTCAGCGGCCCGCGCAAGTGGCAGCGCGAGGTGTTGCAAAACATAACAGCGCACATCCAGCAGAACAACGGCAAGATTGACTTCAATACGCTGCGCCAAGCGGTAAGTTCTGGCCGGGGTATTGGCAAGTCGGCGTTGGTCAGTTGGCTGGTGATCTGGATGCTGTCCACGCGGATCGGCTCCACGACCATTGTGTCGGCCAACTCTGAGTCGCAACTGCGCTCAGTCACATGGGCCGAAATTACCAAGTGGCTGGCGATGGGGCTGAACAGCCATTGGTTTGAAGTCTCAGCCACGCGGCTGATACCGGCCAAGTGGCTGACCGAGCTAGTCGAGCGCGACTTGCGTAAGGGCACCCGGTACTGGGGCGTCGAAGGGCGGCTGTGGTCAGCGGAGAACCCCGACGCGTTTGCGGGTGTACACAACTACGACGGCGTGCTGGTCATATTCGACGAGGCGTCTGGTATTGACGACTCGATTTGGGCGGTGACGGCCGGTTTCTTTACGGAGAACACGCCGAACCGGTTCTGGCTGGCGTTTTCCAACCCGCGCCGTAACACCGGCTACTTCTACGAGACATTCCACTCCAAGCGCGACTTCTGGGAAACCAAGGTGGTGGACGCGCGCACGGTCGAGGGGACGGACAAACAGGTCTATCAGCAGATCATTGACGAATACGGGCCTGATTCCAGCCAAGCGCACGTCGAGGTGTACGGCCAGTTCCCCGACGCGGGCGACGATCAGTTCATCGGGGCTGTGCTGGTTGACGACGCCATGCAGCGGGAGAAGTACAAAGACCAATCCGCGCCGATTGTGGTCGGCGTAGACCCGGCACGGTTCGGCGCCGACGCGACCGTGATAGCTATCAGGCAGGGGCGGGATATTGTCAAGATAATCCGGCACCGGGGCGACGACACCATGACCGTGGTGGGGTATGTGATCGAAGCGATTGAGGAATTTAAGCCCACGCTGGTGGTTATTGACGAAGGCGGGCTGGGCGCGGGCATTGTGGACAGGCTCAAAGAGCAGCGGTACAAGGTCAAGGGCGTTAACTTTGGCAACAAGTCCAAAAACCCGATCATGTACGGCAATATGCGGGCGCAGATGTGGGGCGATATGCGGGAATGGCTGAAAACAGCCAGTATTCCAAACGATAGGTTCTTGAAGACGGACTTAATTTCGCCTATGATGAAGCCTGATTCACGTGGAACAATCTTTTTGGAGTCCAAAAAGGACATGAAAGCGCGCGGATTGGCCTCGCCGGACGCTGCCGATGCTATTGCGGTGACGTTTGCGTTTGCCGTGGCGCACAGAGAGTACAATGACCGAGCAACGCGGCGGGTGTACACTGGTTCAGCAGAAATTGCAACTTCTTGGATGGGTTCATGAAAAAAAATGTTTCCTTGTCTGTCGGACGTGGTGAAAAACTACCGGTGTCTAAGGGCGCGGGGTTAACTGCCAAAGGCCGCGAAAAATACAACCGCGAAACGGGTAGCAATCTCAAGGCGCCAGCGCCTAACCCCAAGACCAAGGCAGACCAAGGCCGCAAGGATTCATTTTGTGCAAGAATGGGCGCCGTAGCAGCCAACGCCAAAGACGGCGAACGCGCTAAAGCAGCCCTTAAACGATGGAAGTGCTGATCATGGCTACAAAACCCGGCTTGTACAGTAACATTGCGGCAAAACGCGAACGCATCAAAGAAGGTAGCGGCGAAAAGATGCGTAAGCCCGGCGCCCCCGGCGCACCGACCGCCAAGGCGTTCAAAGAGTCAGCCAAGACGGCTAAGAAGAAGTAAATGGCAAACACCAAACCCATTGGCGTAGCGTACGAAGATCAAAACATCATCGGCGCGGACACGGTTAGCGCGGCGGTGGTCTTCGCTACTTCGCAGCTAGGCTACACCAACGCGGCTTACGGGACAGTCACCCAGCAAAACAATAAAGCCACTGGCGTCACAATAAACAAGACGGCCGGAACTATTACAACGGCCAATGCTCAGATGGCCCCCGGCGCCAAAGTGGCGTTTATTGTCACCAATGACAAAGTGTCTGCTTTGGATACGGTGATTGTAAATATTGCGTCTGGCGCTACGGCTACCTTTGCGTACCTTATTGCCGTAGTGACGGTAACTGACGGCGCATTTACAATCAATTTAGACAACGTGTCGAGCAATGCGTACACGGATACGCTTAAAATCAATTTTGCTGTTCTTCACGTTTTGTCCGCATAAGGATTGTTATGCCGCTTGTTAAATCAAAAACACCCGAAGCCTTTCGCAAGAACGTCAAGGCAGAAGTTGCCGCCGGCAAGCCTGTGAAGCAGGCCGTGGCGATTGCTTACGCCGTCAAGCGCGCGGCTGCACCAAAGAAAAAATAGCATGGCACAAGACCCAACTGGAATCGTAGCGGCAGCGGCAGTTGCTGTTGGCGGGACAA